TCATGGAACAATAGGGTATAAAACACCTATTGCTTACGAAAAAGAATACTACAAACAGAAGAAAGCTAGTTAACTAGAAAATCTCCGTTTGTAGTGTCTAATTTCTTGACATAGTATCAATATGTATAATCGGTTAGTATATTTTTATTTCTTAACAGATGAAATTAAAGAAAAATTTATAGAAGTACGAGAATATAAAATGAATGATGAGCCGATTGAAGTAAATGATTATTATAAGTGTAGTCATTTAATTGGTTTACTGAAAAGATGCATAAGAATAGAAAAAGATAAAGTTATAAGATAGGGAGGCTAGTTGTGGCCTCTTTTTATTTAATGGAAATGTGAGGAGGATAATTATGAAAGATAAACAAGTATTGCTAATAACATTCAAAAATGATGTAAGAGAGCTTATTAAAGATAAGAAGTGGGTTGAACGCATTGTACAGGATGTCGAGGCAGGGAAATGCTTTATAAGAATAAATGAATATAGTTGGGTAAGTGCAGCTGATGTTCAAAGTGTGCTTTTCAATGCAGAACCAAGATTATAAAAGAAATGGAGATGATGAAGAATGATTAATAAAGAGGATAGAGTAGTAGAAAATTATGATGAGGATATTCAAGAACTTATAGAGGAAACCAAGTGTAAATTTATGTTTCCAGTTGTGGATCTGCAACGAAAGACTAATAGTGAGAAGGTTAAGTTGAAATTAGAAACTATTTGTATCTATGATCTTGCTAATATTGCAGTTGATTGGGATAGCTATATTTATGCTCATGCAGACTATATCAATAAAGTTTATTACGCTGAAAAGAAGGGCTTGACAATTGCAACTACAGACAATGATATCTTAGTATATGGAGAAAGATTACAATTTCTATTTAGTGTAGGGGATTTAGTAGGTAATATTACAAAGAGTTATGTGAACAGATCAAAGAATACAGATATACAAGAAGCTGATAAAGAGGCATTTATGGACGAAGTAATACATCTTATTGTAGGCATATTTGGAGAGATAGAATAGGATGGGACTAAAAAATTTAGTAGATGATAATAGTAAAAATGTGTCTAAAAACAATATTAATAGACAGTATAAAAGGTGCTTAGGATGTAATGATTATCCTATGTGTGAGGAAAGATTACCATTGTATAGCAAGGATAATAGGTGTAGTAGATGTAATCGGGAATTTAATCGTGAAAGAAATAAACGATATAAGAAAATAAAGGACTTCTATGGTTCGATTGAATGGAAGAATAAAAGGAATGAAGTAAAAGATAATAGTTATCATTTATGTGAGATATGTGCAGCTAAGGGGATATTAAAAGATGCTGAACACGTACATCATATTGTATCTGTTTGGATTAAAGAAGGATTTGATAAGAGGCTAGATGATAGTAACTTAATAAGTCTTTGTGAAGAGTGTCATAATCAGGTACATAATAAAGATATAGAGTTATTATATGGATTAAGTGGATATGTTGAATCGTTCATTGAAGATGGGGTAGAAATAGAATTATGCAAGTCAATGGATGATGTTTATCAAAGGGTTATGAATCAGTAATCCCCCCTATCTCTTTTTATAAGTGGTAGGGAAACCTAATCCACCCCATGCCTACTTGCATTTAAAAAATATTTTCCCTATATAGATATTTATCAATGTATTACAAGCAATATAGGGAATGGAAAGGAGTGGTAATATGCCAAAACCAGCGAAAAGTGTAAAACTTAATAACAAAAATTTTACTAAAGCTGAAAGAGAATTAAGAGAAAATATTGAGGAAACATTAATGAGTGCTGATAGTATGGTCTATGATATTCCAAGTGAATTGACTCGTAAAAAGGAAAAGGATTTATATGAGTTTATTGTAGAAAATATGCGAGCAAGTGGTGTGCTATGCAATTTAGACGTTCAACTATTGATTTGCACTGTAAGGGCATGTTTACATATGAATGAGGCTGAGGCAGATATAAAAAAGAATGGTATTATGATACAAGGTAAGAAAAATGCAGCTATAGATATTTTTAACACATATCAGAAACAGTTTTTAGCATGTTGTTCACATTTGTGTTTGAGTCCAACGGCAAGGGCAAAAATTGGATCGTTGGCAGTAGCACAAGCCGAAAATGAAGATGATGATTTAGATGGGTATTCTGTATGATAGGATTACAAAAAGCAATTGAATATTGCAGGAATGCAGAAAACGATAAAAGATGTGGTAAATATATTAAAAAACAATGTGCTGAGTGGCTGGAGATAGCCGAAGACAGAAATGAAAAGTATACAATTAATTTAGAAACAGTTGAACATATACATAAGGTATTGAAACATGCTATATTTGCAACAGGAAAATCAAACAATACAACCTATTTGGAGTCATTGAAACCTTTTCAGTGGCTATTTTTATTGTCAGCACTATGTACAGTTGATAGGGAAACTAGGGAGTTTAAGTATAGAAAAATAGTTATTGAGATGGCTAGGAAGTCAGGTAAAAACTCGATAGTATCTCTATATTTCCTATTAAGAATGATGATGAGTGCTAAATATGCAGAATATTATTCGGTTAGTTCAGATAAGGCTTTTGCATCTAGAACATTTGATGATTTATCAATACTTATAGAGAATAGTCCTAGATTAACAAAGTATTTTAATGTTAAGAAGTCTTATATCGAACATAGAAAAAATAAAAGTAAGTTCGTAGCACTTGCATATGGAAGAGATAAAGGCAATAGTATACAAGCCTCAGCCTATGTGGCAGATGAGGTTGCAACACTACCTACAAATGATATTCTAGTTAATATGGCACAGTCTCAAAAGTCGGTTAGGAATCCACAGGGAGTATTTATATCAACGAGATATCCAGCAGATGATATTTTTAATGATGAACTTGAAGCATGTAGAAGTGTTTTAGAGGGAGAAAAAGCTAATGATAAGCTATTTGCATTACTGTATGAGCCAGATGAAGAGATACGTGGTGAATATATAGATAATGATTTAGTGCTTGCGCAATCTAATCCACTAGCCCTAGAAGTCTCTTCATTATGGGAGGATGCTTTATTAGAAAGAGAACAAGTAAAGGTAATGCCTAGTTATCTAAATAATTATCTAACCAAGATATGTAATATTCCAGTTAAGAACCGGTCAGATGATCCGTATTTAATCATGGATTACTGGGAGAGATGTAGAGTTGAATTAGATGACATTGTGTGGAGTTCACCGGTATGTATCGGAATTGATATGTCTTTAACTACAGATTTAACTGGAATATCAATAGTTATGGAGGAAGATGGTAAGTTTTATACTAAGTCATTCGGATTCTTACCTAGAGAGAGCTTGAAAAATAGACGTGAAAAGTTAGATTATAACCTATATGATGGTACATATTGCTTTATTAATGAAGGTTCCGTTATTAAATATGAATTTATTTATGATTTTATCATGAGATTATCAAAACAAATGACTATATCTAAAATATGCTATGATCCGTATAATGCAAATTTATTAGCTGAAAAATTATCTAGTCATTTCGATATGGAAGTTGTCAAACAGAATTACTCAACTATGAGTCCCTTAGTAAAACAATTTAGAGAATTTGTTTATACTGGAGGGATTATTTATTATGAAGAAAATCCTATTCTTGATTATTGTGTATCGTGTGCAGTTACTACAATGGATAAATCAATGAATGAGATGTTGGATAAGGCTAAATCTATGAAGAATAGAGGAGGTAGGATAGACTTGTTAATGAGTACATTATATGCCTTTTATGGGTGTAGAAGAGAAGGTGTACTTGACTGGATAGCACAATAATATAACAGAGACAAAGATAGGGTGAGAAGCCTATTAATTCAAAAGAAAGGATGGTGATAAGATGAAGATATTTAACAGATCACTAAAATCTGAAGCAGGTGAAGCTACTCCAAAAATGGAATATATGGATTCAGCCTTTGTTGCAGCACTTCTCGGTCAGGTAGTTGTTACTAGAGAAACGGTTATGAGTATTCCTATTTTAAAGAGAAGTATCAACTTTATAGCAGATACTATTTCAAGCCTAGAGTGGCATTTATATGAAAAGGAAAATTCAAATATCATTGATAGATGTGATTATAGAACTGATTTATTGAATAAGGAAAGTAATTCAAATATCAAAAGTTCGGACATTATTAAAAATATGATTATTGATTATTTGATTTATGGATCAGCGTATGCAAATACGAAGAAAAGACTTAATCATATTGAAGCTATACAATATGTAAATCCAGATTATGTATCAACAAGTAACCTAACTATAGATCATTTAAATCCAGTACATAACCTATATGTAGATGGAAGAGAAGTTAATCCTTACGACTACATAATTCTCATGAATGGTGGTACAAATGATGGATTACAAGGATTAGGTGGAATTATCAATACTGATAGAGAGTTGGTTGAACTAGCATTTTTAACCTCTAGAACTATGAAAAATATAACTAATTGTAGCAAGTCGGTTGTAAATGTAGATAAGCAGCTTACAGAAAAGGCACTTGCTAAGTTACGTGCTGATATTAAGAGTCTGTCAGATGCAGATGCAGGAACACTTGTATTGAATAAAGGTGTTTCTATTAGTGAAGTTGGTAGAAGTTCTGTAGATAATCAGTTTGTACAGATGTATGAACAGATACAAAAACAATTAACATATGTGCTAGGAATCCCATTAAGTGTACTTGATGGAACATGTTCAGATGAAGTCTATAATCAGACTATTAAAAGGTAAGCGGTTAATAACTGAGTATATTTCCATACTTCCTTATTAATGAGATAATTACTCCAAGACATTCATTGTTTTGGAGTCTTTTACTCTAACTCTATTTGAAATAAGGAGGTACTCT